CCCGCCTGCCGGTCGCCCATTCCGTCCGCAGCTTTTCCGCGTCAGCCAGCAGGCAATCGACCGAATGGGCCTTCTGCACGTAGTAGCGGTTGTTGTGGCGGACGAAGAACGCCGCCACCGCCGGAGCCTCATCCGCACCCAGCCGGGTCAACAAGTGGGCAAGCTGGCCGTTGACTTTGGCGTTGCGCACCGGCGCCACACCGTAGCGGTCCTGGTAGGCGCGGGCGTAGGCTTCCCAGATCGCAGCCGTTGGCGCCGTGCTGGGCTTGGCAGCCGGCCGCCGGGTTGCAGGCTTGGGCTTCGGATCGGCAGGGACAAGCTCGCCCTGGTCCGGCGTCGGCGGCGCAGCCCCGGCGCAACCCGAAGGGGATCCGGAATCAGGAAGAGGGAAGGGGGAATCAGGAAGAGGGAAGGGGGAATCAGCACGAGCAGTTCCGTTTTGCTCGCGATTAATCTCGATTTTCGATAACCGTATGATTTCACTACCGTTATCGTCCACGTCCGGGATNTCGCTNCCAGCGTCGCGCTCGTTCTTGTGCGGGTTCTGGTGCTTCTCGAAATTCTTGATCTTGAGATAGGTNGCGCCAGCGTTCGAGTAGATCGTGACAAATCCAGATTCCTCCAGATTNATCACGAGCGCNTCGATGTTGGCGTCGTCATCGTATGGCAGGATCTGTGCCTTAATCCGCTTGGGGCGGTACTCAAGGCAGCCTCTGTAATCGGCAATCGTCCACATGCCGATGAACAAGAGCCGAGCCAATGCGGGGAGTTCGCCCAATGCGTCGTTCTGGAAGAACGAAGGCTTGATGTTGCGTGCGCGCGCCATGGCGCCTCCGAAAAAAAAGGCTTGGGATCCAGGGTCTTCACGTTGGCGCGTGAAGTTGGTGGACGCGACATGCGGCGCGCACCCTGGATTCCAAGCCCTGCATGTTGAAGTTGTAACCGCCCCACCACGAGCGGCCGGAAACTCCGTGCCTGAATTATACCTCTAGTTGTCCCTCTCCGGGGCAATCCTCGAACAGATCGAGATTCCTGCCCGCGTCGGCGCGGCTGGCCTTCGGCCGGCTGAAACGCAGCACGCGGGATCCTGTTTGCGCCGCCAGCCTGGTCAGGCCGGCTTTGCGCGCGCATTTCGGGCCAATCGCCTCTCGACCAATCATTACGGTAGGGTTAAGCAGCGGACGGCCGCATAGCGCGCAATTCATTTCGAGACTCTCCCGGCCGCCGGGAGCGGCTTATTGTCGTTCGCGTGCTCGAAAGAAAACTCGCAGAAATATTTCTTCTGCGCTGCCAGCCGAGCGGCTATCGCTGCTTCGATTTCATTGAAATACCCCAGCCCTATTTGTCTGCCATTTACCGTTATGTAGGCTCGCCACTTCCCCTCACGTTTGGCCCAGGAAACTCCTACGTGACCAGAGGTATTGTGCGATTTGACCCCTGTGTTGCGGTTGTTCTCAGCGTTAGTCGCCTCACGCAAATTGGCTAGGCGATTATCGTCACGAACCCCGTTTCTATGGTCTATCTGCCTGGATGGGGGCAGCCCAGTGACCATCTGCCAGATGACCCGATGCTCATACATCCTGCGGCCGTCGACATTGACTGTTCGGTAGCCAATGGTGTTCTTGCAGCCGGCGCGCTGGCCCGCCTTCGTCCCACCTATCCGGTCAACCTTCCAAGTCAGCACCCCGGTTTCAGGGTTGTAGTGAAAAAGCTCATGCAACCGATCTACCGTAATATGGGAACGGTCGGCCATGGCCTTGTCTTTTTTCTTGATGTTCAAGTCGATACCCTCCTGACATCCAGCAGAAAAACAAGGCGAGGCCTGCTTGTGTGGTTGTAAGCGTAGTGCTCAACCGTATCGTCAAAGAACAGGATCTCTCCTTTCTTCCATTGGCAGCGCTCGCCCCCTACTACCAGGGCGCAATCACCATCAGGGGTTATCAAGCCAAGATGCATGCGGAAAACATCGCTTGTGTAACCAACATGACTTTTGATCTCCGCGCCCGGCAGCATCAGCGAATAGCCAGCGTTGACGACAAACTCGCCTTCCGGCTCGATCAGCTCGGCGGCCTTGCCAAAGCCGATCATCTTTCCCTGCCACTTGACGCCGTAGACCTTCCAGCCGCCCCGGTTGATGTCCTCGGGCCATTCGACAAAGCGCTGCATGGCGGACAGGAGTACACCCTCGCCCATCAGTGCATTGGTGTGCCTGGCCAGTTTCTTCCCCAGCTCTGCCGCGCGGGGGAATTCGTTGATATCCAAAACTCCGGTCATGCTGCTCTCAGCTGCGCCATGATCGGCGCGAAGGGGTTGAACTCGTGCTTGGTCATTGCCAGCCGCTTGGCGACGGCCTTACGCGCTCGGTACTTGCGTTGCCATTCGCGCTTGCGAGCCCGGCGCTGGCTGGCAGTCGGACGCTTGGGCGGCGGGACATTATCGCCTGGGCCAAGCGCATACACTGCCGCCGCTCGGCCGCGTCCAGGCGGGATCTGCCAGTCAACGATGTGAACGTGCCCATCGGCCAGCAGTCTCCGGATCTGGCGTTCAACGCATCGCGCCGTTGCGCCGGTGCTGGCGATGATCTCCGGCGCCGTCATCTCGCCGTCAGCTTCGAGTGCGGCCAGGATCTTCGGCAGCGTCTTGTTCTGCTTGGCGATGATCATTCGGCCACCCGGTAAAGACGGACAGGATGCGCATGCGTCGCCGGGGAAACGGCGGCGCGGTACTTCCCGGTCGGAACGATGATCCCGGCAGCGATGGCGGCTCGTGCGAGCGCACCCCAAACATGATGATCGTGCGGCTGTCCCAGGCCGGTTTCGAGCATCCAGGCGCGGATATCCTCGAACGCGAATTCGCCCTTGCGGTTCTCAGGCTTCGCGGCCCACTCCCGGATCTTGGTCAGCGCTGCGACTTGCCAAAGCTCACTTTCGTTTTCGAGCGCCTGCTTGATGCCTGCGTCTTTCCGGCGCTTGCCTTCGGCGTAGGGATCGCGGGCAAGGCCGCGCCATGCGTGGCTCTGGGAGTTGCTGCGAATTCCAGCGAAGCAGGCGGCCCTGGCTACGTCGCCATCGAACTTGCCCCAGCATTCCCCGTCCCAGTGCTGATAGACAGGCCAAGCGTTCGCAAACCCTGCCGGCAGCGTCTGATACACACCCTTGCGAACCGGCTTCACATCCCCCGGAAACCACGGCGAGCGCGGCATCTCCTCTATTTGTTTCAGATTCATGGCGAGGGCTCCAATAAAAAACCCCCGGAAAATCCCGTGGGTCGAGCACGAGAAAATCCAGGGGCCGCCTCAAGGGCTTAGCAGTCTGTGAGCCTCGACCGCTCAACTGCTAAACCCTCAACACACCCGCGAATCACGCGGTAGGGCAATCCTACCATGGTTTTGTAATCGCACCACTAGGGGCACGACAAAACCGGCCTGGGCTGTTGCAGGTAATCCACAATCGCATCGCGCGCCTCGGTCCAGGACCAGGCATAGACAACCTTCCACCCTTCCGCCTCAAGCGCGGAGCCGTAGTCGAGCTGGTCGGCGGTCGGTCGATTGCTCCCGGCCTTCATCTCGATGCTCAAGCCGATCCACCGGCCGCGCGCCACGGGCAGCTTCAAGTCGTGCTCGCCCTTCAGCATACCGGCGGCCTTCGCTTTCCCGGCCTGCGCCGGGGTCATTTTCACGCCATTGAGCGAGGCGGACAGAAGTTGCAGGCCGGGGTACTTGGTGATGTTGCATGGCAGACGGGCCCACTGCATGAGTGCAACCTGGTGCTGGAATTCCAGGTTCGCCCGAGGCTTGCGGACGCGATTAGTCATTGCTGCCCTGCCGTGCGCTCAACCGATCCAGCCTCGGCGCGCAGCGCGGCGTAGGCAATGCCATCCTCGGCACTGTCCCGGTGATGGGTCGGGCAAGTGAAGTAGCGCACATCCTTCAGGATCTGCATGAAATGCCAGCCTTGGGTCTCGGTTAGGTTCGTGCCGTGGAAAAGGTTGAAGATCTCCACGACCTTCGCCATCGACCGCTCGCCACTCGGCCGGTCATAAGTCTGGCCGCGTGCATTCAGATGCGCGGCAGCGGCCGCGAGCGCTTCGTGGGCGGTTTGGATCATCGCATCTCCTTGATGAAAATTGCCTCTACCGTCATCGCCAGAAGATCCAGCTCGGTCAGGCGGTAGCGGGTATAGAAACCCCGCGTACCCAAGCCGTGCAGGCCGGACGCGCCTCGGTGATGCCCAGGGCATAGCGGTATGGTCAGAAAGTTGCTGGCTCGCTGTGCGCCGCCCTGCCCTTCGCGCAGATGGTGGACCTCTGCCGGGGTTTCGCCCAGGTCAAGATGGCGGCAAAGGATACAGCCAAGGCTGGCCACGGCGCCCATGTAGCGTTTCTCGGCGGCGGAGCTCATGCCGCTGACCTCATTTTCCCACGGCGTATTCCCTGCACCAGCGATCTGCTAACGCCGTATCGCTCGCACAGGATTTTTGTCCGCTCTGTAGAGTTTCTTATTTCAGCAACCTGCTCGTCGGTTAGCTTTGCATTGGGATTCGCACATCCCCTCGCCCTGCGACGTGGCTCACCTTCGATCATGTGCGGATGCTTCTTCATGCGCGCCCACGCAGTTGCGTAGGATATGCCTTCGGCATCCGCATACTCTTCTAACAAAACCGCCCTCCCCTTATAAAAGACGCGAACAGTATTCCGCCGGTTTCTCACGTTGACCGATTTTGGAACCCATCGAACGTTACCCGGCTCGTAGCCGCGGTCGTTATCTATCCGGTCGAGCTCGTAATCAGGAGATGGCTTTGGTCCGATGTGATCGTAAAAAGCCGCAAAGTCGTTACGCCACCCGTCGTAGACAGCGATCCCTCGCGCCCCGTACCACTTGTATTTACTGTTGTTGGGATTGTGACAGCGCTGCTTGGCTTCCGACCACGCCTTGTACTCAGGGCTACCACGCATGCCATGTTTGATGCTCATGGGATTGCCTTCATTTCGATGCGCCGAGTCGCTTCAATGGTCTGCCAAACGGATACCTTCGCTTGAGCTCCAATCATCAGCCAGCGCAACCGCTCTTCTTCTTCAACGGCGGCCTTCAATGCTTTGAGAACATCCTGATATTCCGGATCGGCATACGCCTCGCGCTCCTGCGCATTGGCGGCCTCGACGCCCCTGGCAAGAGCGACCTGCATGCACAGCGCCTTCTTCGACTTGCGCCATTCCTCCAGGTACACCCGTTCGGCCTTGGCTTTTGCGTAGGCGGCCGCGTTGTCCCTGATGAAGTCCAACGCCTTAAAGATCTGGATTTCGCCTTGCTCGGTCATGGGCGCTCAAAATGGGCAGTCTTGGTCCGTATCCAGATCATCCATCGTTGGCGCTGGACGGTGCTGCGCCTGCTGCGGCCGGCCCTTCATCTCGGCGTACTCGTTCCGAGCTTGGCGCTGCGGCTGGCTTTGTTGCTGGCGGGACTCGCCGCCGCCGGCAAACTCCAGCGACACAACCCGAGCCCGAAGCGCGTAGCCTTGGCCACCGTCGCGCTTGTCGTAGGTTTCGACGTGGGGATCTTCGAGCACGACCGATACGGCAGTGCCTTTGGTCAGGTACTCGGACAGGCTTTCGGCACGCTGCCCCCACAGCTGGGCGTCAAGCCACTGCGTCGGACGGTGGCCGTCGTCACCTTTGCGGCCGTAGTTGAATGCCAGGGAAAGATTGGCGACGGGCGTTCCGTCAGGGGTGTAGCGGACTTCCGCATCGCGGCCCAGGCGGGCCAGACCAGTCAAAATCATATAGCCTCCACATCGAGGATTGGACGGCACCGCACGGGATTGTGCGGTACGGTGGAATGCCCGTATCGCAGGGCCAGCGGCCGAGTGCCCATCGGCGTAGGTCGATAGCCCCGTCTTTCCAGGGTGTCAGCGCTGTTTCGTCGGGCATCAACATCCCGACTGGGCTGGTGGCAAGCCACAATGCCGCGCCTTCCCATGCATCCTTCCTGGCCTTTATCGTCGCCAGGGCGGACGGCTGCCGGGTTTGATCCCGACAGACTCACGGCGGACACCTTGCGGGCCGCTAGACTCGGTGATGGCCCCGTCTTTCCGGGGTGTCAGAGCATCGCTCGGCGAGACCCTGCGCGTACCGAGGCAGAGGCGCAGGGCATATGATGGTCCCCGACCTTCTGCGCCGCCGGGGTAGCGCATGAATCACTTGCCCAGCATCTTCTGGACGATCAGGGTCGCGGCCACACCAAACGCGAACGCCGCGAGGACATAGACGATTTCCATAACACTCTCCTTAAAAGATCCCGCTGCGCGGGCGGCTCAAAAAACTGGCGGAGGCAGGGGGAGTTGAACCCCCAATACCCGTTAAGGTATGACGCATTTCAAGTGCGCTAGGCTCGCCAATGCCCAGTGCCTCCTTAAGCTACCTGGCGAACTTTCTCCGCCAGCTCCCGCGCTCGTTGCTGGGCCTGCTTGGCCTCGTCTTCCGCGCGCTGGGCTTCAATCCTTGCCGCTACCTCTCGGCCGATTTTAACAGCAACCTGCGCCGATTCCGGCGTTGTCACATCGATGTCAACATTGGCCACGTACTTCAGGAAGATCAGAATCCGAATCGGTTTCGGGATACCCTTGCGCTTCCCGGCCTCGAACCAATGCCCCGACCCTTGGTTGCTGCCTACGGACTCCCAAAATTGCTTCTGGGTCAGTCCTGACTGGGACCGAATTTGCTTCGCGACATCTGGTGTGATGTCGCTCTCAGTACGTATGTCCATACTGCCCCTATATGCGGATTGTTGATTCCTGTATATGGTGCTGTTATCGCACCACTATGTCAAGGGAGAAGGGTTGCAAAATGGATCAAATGTTGCAGGATATGCACCGCTTTCCGGAGCCGATACGTATGCAATCCCTGAACAAGCAATATTTTATGAAGCTGATGGCGGATCGGCGCATGTCCATGCGCGGCCTGGCGCAGAAAATGGGAATGCTGCACTCACAGCTTAGCCTGACATTCAGCGGCCAGCGCAAGCTCCAGCTGGACGAGGCGGCCAAGCTCAGCCAGATCTTCGGCGTTCCCTTCCACCAGATCGCCGCAAACGCCGGCGTGGAAGTGCGACCTACCTCCGGGCGCCGCGTCAGCGTGATTGGTTTTGTTGGAGCTGACGGACTCGTGTCCATGAATCAGCCTGGCGTCATCGAGCGCACGGACGCGCCGGACGATCTGCCGGATGATACCGTCGCCATCCAGTGCCGCACAGCAGATACGCCGCTGTCCTGGATGGATGGCTGGGTGCTGTTTTTCCGCAGCCAGTCCGGCATCGACGCCGGCGCTATCACCGGCCGCTTCTGCATCGCCCAGATCAAAGGTGGCCCCGTGGTCATCGCCACAGCCAAGCGCGGATACCGTGATGGAACCTACAACTTGTCCGGTCCCCATGCCCGGCAGGACGCGGTTCTGGAATGGGCATCACCCCTACTGGTCGGTCGTTTTTGACGGTTGCCAAATCGCACCACGACGCATATAATGTAATTGGCTGCGCATTATGGTGATCTAGCGACCGCACTGTGTCGCACCATACCGCACCACACCACTGGAGCAAGCGATGCAAATCACCCGTGAAACCCTGACCTTCGACACCGAAGACCAATGGCTGGCCCTGCGCCGGCAGGATCTAACGTCCACCGAAGCGGCTGCGCTGTTCGGCGCTTCGCCCTACGTGACCGAGTTCGAGTTGCATCACATCAAGGCCGGCACGCTCGAAAAGGACTTCGAGGAAAACCAGCGCATGCGCTGGGGCACCCGCTTGGAGGCCGCTATCGCCGCCGGCGTGGCCGAGGACTACGGTCTGATCGTGGAGCCCATGAAGGTGTATATGCGGATCCCCGAGCTTCGCATGGGGTCGTCTTTCGACTACAAGATCGTCGGCCTGGTGGAGGGATTCACTGGGGACGAGCGCGCCCGCGACATGTTCCGGCGACTCGGGCCCGGCATCATGGAAGTGAAGAACGTGGACGGCGCCGCCTTCCGCCGTAACTGGATTGACGACGGCGACGAGATCGAGGCCCCGCCTCACATCGAGATTCAGGTGCAGCACCAGCTGGAAGTTGCTGACCTGGGTTGGGCGATGATCTCCCCCCTGGTCGGCGGCAACACCCCGAAGGTCATCATCCGCGAGCGCGATACCGAGCTGGGCGAGCTGCTGCGCGAGAAGGTGGCGCACTTCTGGGCGCGGGTTGATGCTGGCATCCAACCGGAACCGGACTACGCTCGGGACGCCGACACCATCGCCAAGCTGCATGTCGAGAATGACGGTAGCGAGATCGACCTGTCGGATAATCCCCGCGTGCTGGAGCTGTGCCGAGAGTACAAGGACGCAGGCGCCGCAGAGAAGGCAGCGGCCGAGCGCAAGCGGGCAGCCAAGGCGGAGTTGATGATGATCATCGAGGCGGCCAAGACGGCGCGCGCCGGATCCTTCACGATTTCCGCCGGTACGCGCAAGCAGACCTTCAAGGCATACGACCGCGCCGCTGGCGAGCTCGTCCGGATCAGCATCACGCCGCTGGCGCCCAAGCACATCGAGGCGACCATCCCCGCGTATCGGGACTTCCGGATCAGCGAAAAGGCCGCCGCGTAACACAATACGGTGCGGTGCCATGCGGTGCCGCACCATCTACGGGAGAGAGAAATGTCTGACACTCAAGAGCAACTGCCTGTCGAACAGACCAAGAAGGCGAACCCCATTGCCGAATTCCGCAGTCTGATGGAAGGCGGCATGCGGGCCGAGATCGCCAAGGCCCTGCCCAAGGACATTGACCCTGACCGATTCATCCGCACCACGATCACGGCGGTGCAGATGAATCCGGAGCTGCTGAACGCCGACCGCCGCAGCCTTCTGGCAGCCTGCATGCGTGCCGCCCAGGATGGGCTGCTGCCTGACGGGCGGGAAGCGGTGTTGAATATTTACAACACCAAGGTGAAGGATCGGGAAACCGGCCGCGACGCCTGGGTCCAGATGGTCCAGTTCCTGCCGATGGTCCGTGGTCTGTTGAAGTGCATGCGCAACTCCGGCGAGATCGCCCACATCGACGCGGCCGCCGTCTACGCCAAGGATCACTTCCGGTTCACCCGTGGCGACGATCCGCGCATCGAGCACGAGCCCTACCTTGGCGAGGACGATCCGGGCCCAGTCGTGGCGGCGTACATGATCGTCAAGCTGCGCAACGGCGAGATCCATCGCGAAGTGATGAGCAAGCGCGACATCGAGAAGGTGCGTGCTGCGTCCAAGGCGCCCGACGGCCCCGGCTGGCGAAACTGGTATGACCAGTTCGCCATCAAGTCCGTGCTCAAGCGCGGCGCTAAGCTGCTACCGTCGTCCTCGGACCGCCTGGACCGAGTTATCGACCACGACAACGAGGCCATGGGCTTCGATAGCTTCAACCAGCGCGGCGCCGATGCAACGGCACTCATGCAGCAGCAGGCAGCTCCGGCCCTGACTGACGAGCGGGCTACCCAGGATCTGCGTCGCCCGTCGCGCCTGGCGAGCATCGTCAAGCGCGCGAAGTCCGAGCAGCCTGTAGCGCAGCAGGCCGCCGAAGGCTTGCCGGCCGAACAGGCGCCGGCTGAAGACTCGCCGCCCTGGGACGAGGACGATCAGCGCGGGGATGCGGCATGAACCGAGCGGCCCGCCGCGCTGCCGCCCGTGCCAAGAAGGTGCGGGCGCGGCCCCTGCCCCGCGTCCACACGATGATCCTGGGCAGCGAATACATGCCCAAGATCACGCATGACCGGATCCTGACCCAAAAGATTGCACTGCTGGAAGGAATCGCCGCCCTGAAGAACGGCACCATGACCTACGGCCTGATGTGCAATCAGCACGACTTCATTGCTATGGCGCTGCGCTTCGTCGCCCAATTCAACGACGAGGCGTTGCGCCAGCCGGCGGAGGAATGCGCCGCCGCCCTGACCGGGATCATGGAGCGGTATGTTGAGCGGGGATCCTATGTCGCCACCGGCGACGAGCTCCGAGCATTGCAGGAATGGGTCGAGGCCATCGCCGACTACCTGGCCGCAGTCCCGGCGCCGATTCTGGAGGGACTGGCTGCTGACATGGCAGCCGAAGAGATGGCTACCCGAGCGAAAATAGCTCGGGAAATCCAGCGGGCACCTGGTTGAGTTGCCACGCCATGGTGTGCTTATCTAACCATGACAAGAATCAGGGCACACCATGGAACAGTCACCCCGCCTTTTCTCACTCGATGAGGCGGCCGAGCGCCTTGGTATCGGCCGCACACTCTTGCGCGCCCACGTAGAAGCGGGCGAGATTCGCTACGTGTCCATCGGCCGAGGCGTCAAGCGCCGCAGGATCATGTTCACGCCTGGCGATCTCGCAGAATTCATAGACCAACGAAGTCGCAGAGAGGGCCCATGTCTGTCTATAAAACTGACGGATCCAAGACCTACACCTACAGTTTCTGGATCGAAGGTCGTCGCTTTCACGGCAATACGGGAAAGACGGAAAAGCGAGCAGCCAAGGAAGTAGAGCGCAAGGCTCGCATCGAGGCGCAGAAGCTGATCGACGCGGAGAAGTCCCAGGCCGCCCAGGTGGACGGCTCCGCGCCGCTGACCATGGACGTGGCGGCCGGCCGGTACTGGACCGAGGTCGGACAGTTCCATGCCGGCGCCAACACAACATGGACCGATCTGGAGCGCCTGATTGGATACTTCGGAGGCGACAGGCGGCTGGACTCGATCACCGACAACGACATCNCCCAGCTCGTATCCTGGCGCCGTGGCCACAGGTTCAAGGACCNGGAGACNNTGAANAACGGCGAGCCTGCCCCGTTCATCGCGCCGGCAACAGTCAACCGCACCACCGTGGACCTGCTGCGCAAGATCTTCCGGCGGGCCCGCACCAAGTGGAAAGCCCAGTTCCCAGACGAACCGGACTGGAAAAGCCACCGCCTGAAGGAGCGCGGCGAGATCGTCCGGGAGCTCAAGGTGGACGAGGAGATCAAGCTGTCCGAGCTGCTGGCCGAGGGATACCGGGACTTGTGGCGGTTCGCCCTGGCGTCCGGCCTGCGCTTGCGGGAATGCTTCATCACCTGGGACCAGATCGACTGGCATGCCAGGACGATCACGGTCACGCAGAAGGGAAAGCGCAAGCACACCATCCCGCTGAGCAATGACATGATCGCCATCATCGCGCCGCAGCGCGGCAAGCACCCGGTCCATGTGTTCACCTACGTCTGCCGGCGGACACAGAAGAAGTACGGGCTGATTCGTGGGGAACGATACCCCCTCACCTACGAAGGGATGAAATCGGCCTGGCGCCGGAACCGGGGAAAGGCCGGCGCCGATGACATGCGGTTTCATGACAACCGACACAACCATGCCGTGTTCCTGCTTCGCAAGACGGGCAACCTGAAGGCCGTCCAGCGCATGCTCGGGCACGCCAACATCGCCACAACGGCGAAGTTCTACGCCCATGTCATGCTCGATGATCTGCGCGACTTGCTGGACGGCCCAGCTCGCAATGACCGCATCCAGCCACAAAGAAATTCACAAAGCCAGGGCGAGCCAGCGAGAAAAGCCACGGCGTAGCAAGGGGTTATGGAATTGGCCCCCTACCCTGGGGGACAAGTGCGCAAGGGTCTGACGGGGTATAGCGAAGCCTGGTTATCGCGCCTGGCTGGGGGCCAGGAGACCGCAGGTTCAAATCCTGCTACCCCGACCAACTCCTTGATGGCACAGGGAAATTCCCGATGTGCCAGCGTTACAAAAGCCGACTGGAAAGACGGAGCAGCCCCTTCGGGGGCTGTTCCTGTTTTCGGGAGGAATCACCGCCGAAACGCGCGGAAATGCGCAATCGGTCGCAAAGATCCACAAAGCTCCCACAAAGTTTTGTTCTCTTTCCGTTCTGGCATAAAAAAACCCCGGCCGAAGCCGGGGAAGGGCCCTCTGCCAAGAGAGCGGGGGAGGAGAATGGCAGCTACTGCTTGGAACGGGCAGCCAGCAGCTCGGACTTCAACTTACCGCCGCTGGTTGACCCGAAGAAGTAATGGAAGATGCCAACCAGCACCGTGCCGATCAGCACTCCCAGGATGGTGTCAGCGATCCGGACCCCGGCCGGCGGCACCTCAATGAAGGTCACGGCCAGGAAGTAGGCCATGGCGAAAAGCGACCAGGCCATCGAAAAATAGTAGACGAATCGCTTGGAAAATTGATCCTCTTGCCCGAGCGCGGCGATCTGCATTTCTCGGGCGCTGGCAACGTCGGCAAGGTACGCTTTCTCGAAGATCCACGCGCTGCGCCTCGATGGCTCGCTGAAACTCCAAGATCTTGTTCGGATCCGCCTTGAGCGCTTCCAGCGCAGCCTCGCCGGTGTCCTGGCCGGTGACGGTCTTGGCGATATCCACAACCTTCTCGGCCACCTTCTCGGCCTTGTCGCCGCCACCGAACAAACGAATCATGCCGGGCACAAGTTGCGCCAGGCCAAGGCCAATGGTCAAAGGATCCATTAAAACCCCACTCGGTTGGAGAGCCAGCCGAACACGAAACTCTCGTTCGCCTGCCGTTGCTCGGCCAGCTCGATGTAGCGGGCGCCCTGTAGGCAGTTGAGCGCCTTGAGCAAAACCGACTCGCCGGCTTTGCCTCGCTTGGCGAAGAAGGCCCGCAGCGCGGCGACGGTCTTGGGGCCGACTGCCCCATCAACAGAAATGTCCGCGTAGTCCGTGCCCTGCCGATTCAGCGCGTTCAGCGAGCGCTGCAAGAACTTTCCGGCCGTCCCGGTGCCCATGTTCACGCCGGTGTCGAAAAGCTCGTGCGCGACAGATTCGGACATCGCCGCGACTTCATCCAGGCGCAGGACGTTCCAGTACCGCTTGCGATAGACGGACTTGGCGAATTCAAGCGGCAGGTCTCGCATCGATCCGGTCCAGCCCTCTTCGCGGGCGACCGCCTCGGTGATGCCGTACTTGGTCTTGCCGCCCCGGTCGTCCGGATGATCGGAGTATCCACCCTCAACGCCGACGACATGGGCGAAACTTTTGTCAAACGGTGATGATGACGCCATTACTCTGCCTTCCCGCCGAACCAGCGCTTGAAAATGGACTCGAAGGGTTCGAGAGCCTTGCCGCCCATGTGCCCCGCGACGCTGACCAGAACAGCGGTCCACAACGGAGCGACGGCGTTGGCCTCGCAGGCGTAGAACGTAATCACACCGGCGAAGACCGATGTGACCAGCTCGCCCATGAGAGTCATAGCAGCTTGCCGTATGCTCATCTCACCAGCCTTCACTTTGCGGATGAACCGCACTGTTCCGCCCCACGCGGACAGCGCCACGACCCAGGCATACGTGAATAGGCCGTAGGAAGTTGGGTCTTTGACCGCCTCCGCNGCCTGCCTGATCTCTTCGTTCATCCTTCGTGCCTGNTAGAGTTTAGCCGTTCNGATTCTACCGCCAACGGTTTGATATTGAAACCATTNATTTCATTACGACTGTGGCGATTTGTATAAGGCTGTGNCACATTCGACCGGCCCAAACCGTTTGGTGCGGCATGGTGCGACCGGAGGAATGCCAATGGCACAGGCCAAGCCGCGCACGCGGCAATCATCATCAACTCCGAGAAAGTCCGTAACGATGCAGCAGGAAGCTCCGTGGACTAAGGGCAATCCCGAAAAGAAAATCGGGATCAATGTCCCCTTCCCCGAGCCGCTGATGATGCAGCTCGATTTCCTGGTTCAGAACCGGGCCATCTCGTCTAAGTCATCGTTCATCCGCGACGCGGTTGCAGCGGCCGCCGAGCAAGAAGTCGCGCGCCTGCGTCGGCTCCAGGAAGCCATGCGCAGGATCGAGGCCGAAGATAAGGGCCGCCGGTAACACCGTAAAATCGGAGCGTCATGTTCCATGAATGAGGCTTCCATGAGCGACTACATGGCGCTGGGGATCCTGCTCCTGATTGCGAGCTTTTTTGTGTATGCCGTCGCGCCACCGCGCTGGCAGACGCCGCTAGGGTTCGCCCTGATCGTCTGCATGGCGCCGGCCGGGCTGGGTGTGCTCGTACTGCTCGCCCAGCCGGCCGTCCTCGTGCCGGTTGCCCTGCTTATCGGGATCCTGCTTGCTCGCGCTTCCTGACGCGCTCCTGCTCCAGATCCTTGCCGATCTGCTCGGTCAGTAGGTTGCGCTCCTCGCGCAGCCTATCCAGCTGGATACGCTTCTCTTCGCCGCTCATCGTCTTGTCCATCTGGACTTTCCGCATCTCGGCGTTGATCTCCGCAAGCATACGCTGAGCCCGGTTCAGCATCTTCCGCATTGCCAGCTTGTCCTCTTCTTTCTTCGTCAGGGCGTCGGCCCGGTCGAACTCCTGGAGCTCGATCAGCTTCTGCACATTTGCATAGGCTTTGTCGGATTCCTTCAGCGCATTGTAGAAGTCCGTGCTGTACCTGGTGTACGGCGCCGGAGCTCCCAGGTCGCGATAGAACCGCTTGATCGGCTGGTACTCATGCCAGCGGCGGGCGGGCAATTGCTCGCCGTGGGCCCGGCGCCAGAAGGTATCAGCAAGCGCGACCGTGCCGGCGCCGACCTGCCCAAGGTACGCGCCGATCAGGTGATCGATCTGAAGCGGCGACAGCGCAGCATCTCCGATGACGGCTTCCATCGCCCGGCTAGTGCCTTCGGCAAGGCTGCTCGTGCCCGGCTTGACTCGCAGGCTCGGGCTCAGGCGCTGCATGCCGACGTCCTCGATGGGGCGGCCCGTGAAGGTGTTGCGATTTGCCGACAGCTCGTAGACCGGCTTGATGATCTGCGGCAGGTCGAGCGCGAAGGTGTCGGTCAGCACGTGCCACAGGCGCTCGACAAACTTCTCGCCCGCGACGGTCGGATCCGAAAACTGCTCCAGCGCACGCTCGGCCAAGGTCGCAATGGCGCCCACCTCGAACGGCTTGGGAATGAAGAAAGCGGCGTCGCCGAAGCGTATGAACCAGTAGGTATCCCGCTGCCAATCTTCCAGCTTGCGATACTCCTCGTCGTCCTTGTTGCGCATATACAACATCATGGACAGCAACGAGAGCGCGCCGACCACAGCCATGAACCGGCCGAAGGCTTTGCGGTCTGCCGCCGTACCCTTGCCGGTCAGCACCCTGAATCCGGTCTTGATGCCGGAGCGATAGAGTTTGTCCAGGCCCTGAATCCGAGCATTCAGGAATGGCACCAAGTCTGTCATGATCCGGATGATGATCGAGTCACCATGGGCGCTGAAGTCCATCAGGTCGCGCGCCTCGAAGGACGCCTTCAGCTTTCCCTTCTCCAGGTTGCGCTCCCAGATCCCAGCGCGGTTCACGTTCTCGGCAAAGTCCGTAGCGTTATTCCACTTGCGCCAGGCATTCATCAGCAATCCGGGAATGAGCTCCGGGTCATTGATCACACGTCCCTTGCGCAGCGTCCCTTTCAGCCCGGCCTTGATCTCGTCCGCAGACTGTCCATAGACGTGGCCGAAGCTGAAGGACGCGCCGCTGGCAATCATCCGGGCTCGGTTCTGCTCATTGCCGTAGACAAGCGCACCATTGACGGCGTTCGCAAACGGCACCGGGCTCGTCGGCGACGTGGCCATGGCCGACAGGCTATCGCGCAGCAAGTTAGCGATCACGAATTGCGGCGTCACCGTCGTCAGGTTGGTGAACATCCGCTTGAACGCCCGGCCGACCTTCATAATCGGATTGTTCAGGCCCGTCGAGCTTATCGCCGAAAGCGCCTTGAAGGTCAGCGGATCGTTGACGTCGTACCAGATCTTTTGACCGTCCTCCATCACGAAGGTCGATGCCTTCTTGTTGCGGTCGCTTTCGGTCGTCGGCTCGGCAATGCCAAGTGCCACGGCGTTCTCGATTGCCTGCCGTGCCGCCTGATTCTTCAATGCCGACTGGATCAAATGGTGGAAGTTGAGAAGCGTGTTCTCCAGCAGATCGTTCAGGTTCTGCTTGCCGCCCTTCAGGCGCTTGTAAGCCTGCTGACGGGACAGGCCGGAGCTCATGGACGGGCCGCCAATGGTGTCGTCATCCAGCACCCGGTAGAACGGCACATAGAACTCCTCGCTCCACAGCTCGCGCTGTTCCTTCGAGATCGTGCCGGACTGCTCGGCGATGCGCAGCACGTCGTCACGGTACTGCTGGAATTCCTTCCACGCCTTTGCGTAAGTCATGCCACGGTTGCGCCCGTCCGCCATTCGGCCAGCCGACAGGTTGATACCAGCCTCGATCTCGTCCTTGGTGAACAGGTTTTCCCGTCCCTCGGCCATCAGCTTGCGGGCCCGGTTCGCCGCGATCCACGCCATGAAGCGGTCGATCTCCTGCGGCGTCCCGAGCTGCTGGAACACATCGCGCAGGCCCTTCGTGCCCTCGCGTATATCGATGACCTTTTCCTTCGGATCCAGGTAGATCCGGCCATGGTTGAGCATGGCGCTCAATGCGCCTCCGGCGGAATTGCTCATGCGGGCCAGCACCCAGGCGCTCGAAGCAATCGAGCCTTCCAGCGTGTCGGCGCCGTACAGAGCCTCGTCGTTGCGCAGCAGCGCCGCGTAGCGGTCTACGCCGGCCTGGCGGATCCTCAGACCAAGGTTATAGGTTAGCTGGCGCCAGCGGTCGGACAGCCGTTGCGGCAGGCGCTCCGGCCCGATCTTGTCCAGGAACCGCTTTTGCTCATCCGTCAGATCCTTGAAGTGCCGCGACGGCTTGACCGAATAGCGAATGTCCGGGTTAGCGGGGTCGAAGTCGCCGGTGTTGCCGGTGGCGGATTTGATCTGCTCGGGGCGAAAGGCGACATAAACATCGCCGACACGAGCCTTGTCGATCGGATCATCTGCGACGTTCTTGAATATCACGCCGTCATTGTCATTGGTGAGCGCAATCGCAATCTGCTTCACGAAAGCGCCTTCCTCCCACTGCTGTCCAGAGAAGTCATACACGAGCGGGTTTTGCAGCGAGAGGTACGCAGGAATAACGTTGGCACCATCCGTTACTCCACTTTCATCAAGCGCAGCCGCTTCGTACTCCTGAACAAGCGCATCGTATGCAGCCCAATCGCTTTGCCTTCCAGACCGCTGCGCCTTCTTTTCAGCAGCGTCCATGCGGCGTTTTAGCTCTGCGACAGTGCGGCCTTCAAAGGCAGTGGCGTAGTTGCTCGCGGTGACCGGATCACGAGCGAAGAAGAATCCGGCCTGGGCACTGTCTGCACCAGTTGTCTGCCCGAGCTTCTCAGGATCAAAGGCGCGAATATCTCCCGTCGTCCCGTGATACACCACCAGCGGCCTACCCTGGTCGTCAACCACGCGGCTCGAACCAAACCACCGCCAGAAGTTGCGGATGCCCTCCTCGGTATGGTGGATCGGCTGGCCGTTGCTGTTTCGGGTCGGGCGCTGCTTGCCGTCCACCGTGATGGTGTCGGCGTCGAACGTACCGCCAGCCAGCTCCCTGTTGCGTGCAGCCCGAACCATCTCAGGGTCGCCGGCAGCATTAATTTTGCGCCCCGTCAGCTCAAACCCAAGCGACTGGTAGAACTGAACCAGCTTTGCTAGGCTAGTTTTCTTGTCAAGTGGGGATGCTTGAAGTTTTATCTGAAGCCCACGCTGATCTGCTTCAGCAAGGAAAGCCTCCAAGGCTCTGCGGGCGCTGCCTGCCCCGCGTTTTGCTTGCGGAGTACGGACGCTAATGATTTCAGCGGTTCCGTTTGATCCCACGCCATAGATTATGGTCGTGTCACCAATCTTCGTTTCACGGGAAAAATCTCCACGCAAGCCTCTGCCGCCTGGGTTCGACCAATCAAACACCTCGCCACCCCTCTCATACGCCGCCACCTGAACGTTGCTGTTCCGGGTCGGGCGCTGCGCGCCATCCACTTCGATGGTGTCCGCATCGGCCACAGAGAACCGATTGCCACCAGCGGCCTGAGCCGCCTGCTCACGCAGCGCAGCCACCGCCAGCGCGCGAAGTTGCGCCGGGGTGACTTGACCAGCCTGGATACCGAACCGCCGCAGCAGCCACGCCTTGATGGCGCCGATCAGGTCGTCTACCCACTTGCGGAACGCAGCAGGGGCTTGCTCGTAGTGCTCGATGGTGTAGGCGCCGAATTCCTCGACGGCCAGATCATCGGACTTGATGACGCCAATACGGCGGGCCACCGCTACCCGAGCGCGGGCGGCATCGAAGAACTCACGGGCCCGGCCGCTGGACTGCTTGCCCTGGCGGTACAGGGATCCTAAGCGGCCCATCAGATTCTTCCATGCCTGCGTGCCAAGCAACGCCTCGCCGCCGGACTGGAATGCCTCGTGCAGCAGCACAGCCGTGGCCGTCCGTTCGTTCAGACTCTCGGCCACCAGCCGGATCGTGCCGTCCGGCATCGTCAGACCCTGAACCCCGGTCGGCGGGTTCTTGATGGGTAGCGACGACACAGTGTCGTGCAGCACAACACGGCCCGAATCGATCAAAGCGGAAATGATGCGGCCATGATCCCCGGATTCGAGAACCCTGCGGAGATCATTCGCGCTCATTGCTTTGACATTAGCGCGGGAATTTGTTAACGTTCCCCCCGAGCGGTCGGGATGGGGAATTCTGCCAGCCTGGGTAACGCCTCCAAAGTGCGTGGTAACGGAGGCGCCGCGCCCTTCTTTGGTAAACAGATTGCGGTACGGGGCTTTCTTTTCGTCGTAACGCTCGAACGCCGTAACCAGCCACGTCCGCGCCTTCCCATCCCAATCCAAACGGATGGTCGCCTCGGCTTCAGGCGTGCCAATGTACACCCGATCCTTCTGACCGAGCTTGCTGTACATGACGCCGTTGGCCAGCAGGTCAGGCAGTCGATCCAGAATTTCCTGTCCATGGCGGTCGAGGATGTGGGCCAGTCCCTTGTCCTTGTCGCCATAGATCAGGCTAATGTCGCCAAGCCCTTCCCTCGTGACAGCGGCCACTGCTTCGCCGTCCTTGGCCTGAATAAGGTGGCGAATGGCAGCGGCCGGATCGTCCTTGAACTCGTCATAGACCGGGCCGAACTCGGCAACCATGCGGCCTTCCGGGTCAACGCTGTAGCGTGCCCGCGACGAGCGGGATTGCAGATCCGCAGCGCGGGTAGACTCGGGAAGATCATCCAGATACTTCGAGCGAATGAACCAGCCGGTTTCTCCGGCTCCGTTCTTCTTCCGGAAGGTGTACGGGTCGATGGCCTTAGCCTGATCCGCCGTCAGATCCGTGCGGATGATCCCGCGCAGTTTCTTGCCCTTGGCCGTGATGTGCTCAACGATCTCATGCAGCTGCTCGGGATCGGCCGGAGCAACGCGCTCCGGCAGACTCAGGTTTTCCAGCCGGTCGAAAAGCTCGTTGATCGACTTCGCATCCGACAGATCGATGTTGCGCTGCTGGATTGCGGCCGCGGTCTCAGGGTTGTTGTGTTTTTCCAACACAACAATCTGGGTGTTAACCGACGTACCGGCACGCTCGAACGTCACGGACGGCATGTCGATCTTGGCCACTGTGTGCAGGCCCTTTGCGTCCTCGCTGTCCAGGAACTGCTCAAGCCTGCGGTCGGCCATGCCGCCGCGCGGGATCAGCGCCACGATCCGGCCGCCTTCACGCAAGTGCTTGGCAGCCTTGGCCATGTGTTCGATGGCCGTCTTTCCGCCCACCCCATAGGGCGGGTTCATGACGATGGCGTCGTACTTGTTGTTTATATGCAACGACTCGAACGTGTCGTTCACGATCCGAGCGTTGCCGTTCGCAAGCCCGGCGCGCTGGCTGAGCTCGTAGCTCGGCTCGACCATCGTCACATCGGACTGCTCGGGGAAGAACCGGGCAATCGCGCCATGTCCGGCAGACGGCTCCAGGACTTTCTCGTTCGGGCGGATGTTCGCCCACTCCACCATCTTGAAGCCAACCGGCTCCGGCGTGGCGAAGTAGTCGATCCCTTCGCGCTGGTCGCGGCGCTTGGTGTTCTTCTGCTGCGCCCAATAGAAGGTTTTGGCCCGCTCAAACGGCGAGGCCGTCAGGGCAGCCGACAGGCTCCGATCCGCATCTTTGCCGCCCCGGCCGTCTTCCTGGCTGACCGGGTAATCGCCCGCATTCACGTAGGCATCGATGAAAGCTTCCTTCAGCCCCCGGGCCTCGGATCCAAGCGCCAGGTTCTCAGCCGTCGATGCGCGTTCGGCGATCTTGGACGCAAACGCCCCAGCCTCCCAGGCCGTGCCGGTGGTCAGGTAGCGGAAGATGGCATTGGACGCCTGGCCGGTCCGGTAGATACGGCCCTCGATCTGGGTGGCTGCCACGGGTTTGACCGGCATGCCAAGGTTGATCATGACGCGCTGATGCTTGCCCGTCGTGTCGTGCAGGCTCACGCCCTCGCGGCCGGCGTCGGACTGGACAACGATCAGGTTGCGGCCGGATTCGTCATCGTTGAACAGGTCTGCATTCGCCCGGCGCTGGCTCTTGGGGATCGTCCCGTTGAAGAAAAGCGCATCCGGGAATGCTGCGCGCATCGTCTCGATGGGAGAATTCAGGCCGCTGAAATCGATCTGGAACATCGGCTGGCTCAAAACCTGCTTGGCCAGCGCCCGCTTATCCGGGAAGAGGATGCCACCCAGCGCCTCAGCAAATGGGTCAAAACCGCCGCCCTTGTTGAAGTCGTGGAACACCACGACCTTGCGGCCGGCCGCCATGTGCTCGCGGATGATCGGCACAGCTGCCCGCGCTTTCATAGCCTCCAGCAGGTACATCCGCCGCTGGTAGTCGAACTGCGCCATCACCACATCGTAGATGAAGCGGTAGCGTCCGTCCTCGGCTTCGCGCAGGTACTTCAGCGCCTCGTCAATCTTGGTGCCAACCGCATCATCGACCAAGACAAACTTCCGGTCGTAGTCGAACGGCACTTCTAGACGGCGCCCGGACAGTGCCCCGGTCTGCTTCAGCCATTCATTGAACTGCTGTTCCATGAGCTGGCTGTTGACGCCGACATCCGGCACGGTCAGCTTGTTGTACCGCATCCGGAAGCCGAAGTGCCGCATCATGAAGCGCTCGCGCGGGCCGCCCTGGTTGTATCCACGGCTGCCCCGTTCGTTCTTCAGTTGCGCCGGCTCGACGTAGTGGAACAGATACCCCTCGGCGTAGTCCGTGTTCTTCGTGTAGGCGAACGGCGTGGCAGACAGGAACACCGTCTTGGGTAGACCGTCCTGCTTCTCCCAACGTGCATCCCACTTGGCACGCTCGCGGTCGAGAATGTCCCGCCACTTCGCTTCGGCCTTGCGCTCGGCCGCCTCTAGCCTGGCGTAGATCTCGGGCGCAATATCGAGATTCCCGTTTGCAGCCGCACGAGCTTCCGCCGCGTCGTTGTACTCCTGGTACTCCTTCGCGTACTTCTGGCGCACCCAGCTGAAGAATCCGGCATGGTGCCCGGTCAGCGCGCGAAGTTGATCCAGCGCAGCGGTGGGATCTCCGTTCTCATTGCTGGACAGGTAGTGCGACTCGTCGGCAATCACGAGATCCCAGTCGCGTTCGACCAGGCTCCGGTTCTGGCCGAAATTGGCATAGGTGGTAACGACTGGGCCGGACTTGCCGTTGCTGTTGGTGTCCTCAAGCTGCTGAAGATTGATGCCAAGCATCCGGGCGAACTTCACCCAGTCCGCCGCGATCTTGTCGCTCGGGACAACAATGATGATGTTGTCTTTGCCGTCGTTGATGAACCGCTTGGCGATGCCCAAGCCGGTCGCGGTCTTGCCCGTGCCGGTCCCGTTGGTGAACAGGATGCCGTTGTTGCCGTCCAGCCGCTTCTCGGCCTTGTAGACATCCTCGCGCTGCTCGGGCAGCAGCAGCGGCAGGGCCGCGTCGATGCTGGACTTATCGCCCCACTTGGTCGGCGTTTTGTTGGCCTTGCGCTGGGCCGCTAGACGTTGATTGAGGTCGTCGGCTCCAGGGGCATGAGCATCTTCAGCAACTGCTGTTTCTCGCTGTTGCTCAACCGCCGATCTCGCGCCGCTATCGCTACGGCTTCCTGCGCGTTCAGTATCTCCGGCAGCGCGTCCCGAAGGCTGGAATTGCCCGTCTGCTCGATGTACCGGCTTATTGCCTCGTTCTCGGCGAGTAGCGGCGCGATTTGCTGGTACGCGCTGATCACCCCGTCCGGCACCTTCCGCTTGGCCAGCGCCATCGCCTGCGACTCCAGCGCCTTCAGCATCTCGTCCTGCGACATTGCCATCAGTTGCTGGAACGATGGGTTCACGAGCTTCTGCGTTCGCGCGATCTCGTTCCAGATCCTGTTCGGTACCTGGTACATTTACCTGCCCTCCGCCTTCTTGCGGCGCTTCATCTTGCGCTCCAGCGCGTGGTCCTTGTCCAGAATCGCGCCGGCCAGCAGCACCTCCGTCATCAGCTTGCGGGCCGCCGGCGAAGATGTCGCCTTGTTGGCCTCCGGCTTCTTCTCGCTGTCGTTTTTCATTGATGCTCCTCAGAATCTCCTGTGCGCCCGGCGGCTCCATGCCGAACATATCCGGGCCAGGCTGCACCTGCTCGGCGCCGGTCGCGTAGCCATACAACATATCGGCGATGACTTCGCGGCTGCGCTGGCGAGTGAAGCGATCCCCCCGGAAGAACATCCCCAGGAAGTCCATGGTAACAGGATCAGTGGCCCCCGAGAACACATCCATTTGCGTGGCCACGTCGTAGACCGTCTTGTCTTCCTCGCGGGCGCGGCGAACAATGTTCACCGCATCCACGAGCTGCCGGGTCACGTCCAGGCTCGGGTCGGCATTGTTGCGCATACGCAACCACGATGCGGCACTATCCAGCATCGCACCGCCTATGGTCTTGATCTCGGTGCTCGGCTCGACAAACAGATCCGCCACCAGGCGGGTATCGCCATAGGCCGCGTGCATCAGCGCCGCCTCGATGCGCTTGCGGCCACGAATGGACAATGCCCCGCCATCCGTCACCATGTCGCCCTGCTCGCTCTGCGGGACGATTTGGTCAATGAATGCCCGGACAAAGGGACGGTTCGCCGCGTTGGCAATGTCGCCGCCAGCGTACAGATCAATGATGCTGCCGATCTGCTCGCCGTCCGCCTTGGCCTGCTCCTCGGGCGACATTTGCATGGTCGTCCGGGCGTTGGATTCGCGCGTGTACTCGATCAGCTCTTCGCGGCTCATCGGTGTCACGCGCTCGCGCACCAGAACCGGCTGGCGCATCCCGGCCACGTCGTAGCCTTGGGACGCCAGCCAGTCGCGGTACGCCTGGGCAGAATCCAGCCCGCGACGGTAGGCTCGCAGGATGGCCATCGTCCGGCCGTTGCCGCTTTCCACCACACCCTCGGGCGACACAATGGGAGCGCCGTCCGTGGTGCTGGCGCTCTCGCCCAACAGGCGCGGGTTCATCTTGGCTGCAATGTTGTTTACTTGCAACTCCGATGCCGCCTTGGATCGGTTGCGCGGCTGCAACTCCTGCGGGTAGTCGGGATTCACCCGGCCGTCGTCCAGGTTCGACGGGATCAGATCGTCAGCCTCGACAACCTTGTACCGGACTTCGATCTCCCGGCCAGAAGGGGTAACGACAGTATCCGTTTCCCCCTCCGGGGCCTGGGCCGTTTCGGCGGCAGCTTCGTCATCCAGGTTATCCAGATCGAATGCCTCGACTTCCGCCGCCGTGCTCAGCCCTTCCATCCCGGCGGTACGGGGATCAAACTTCGCGCCCAGATACCAGGATTTCAGGTAGGGCCGCACCGCCTCGCCCATGTCCTCGATCATGGCCTTGGCGTAGGCTGCGAACGTGCGGGCGCCGCGCTCGATGTGATAGCCAGCCAGCGTGATCCCGGCCTGCATGACCTCCGGATCGATGCCGCTGTTCAACTGGTTCAGCTTCGCGCGCAAAATGGCGCGGGCTTTCTCTGCCGCCTCGTCGGTGAAGATCGTATTCTTGCTGACCTGGGGCTTGGCCTTCTCCTGCTTCGGCTTGGTTGCGGCGGGCGCGGGGGAAGGCGCCGGGGCGGCCTCCTGCTTCGGCTTCGCCTGTTCGGCGTACTTGCGTTTCAGGAATGCGATAACATCGGCGTTATCGCTACCGTGTTGATCCGGGTCGAATCCAATACTTTCAAGAGGCGAAAGCCAAAAGCGGTCAATCAAGCCGCGAAACTTCGTGTCCACCCCATCGAGCACGCGCGCCAACATCAGGCGGTTGTGAAGATTGGTAAATTCGGTGCCCAGATTCTCGTCAATCCACTTCGAGGAAGGTAGATCCCGGTACTCTTCCTCTTTCTGCGCTTCCTTCTTGCGTTTCGCTTCGGCCTCTTCCTGTTCACGCTGCTTGCGNGCTGCTTCAGCNACNCCNCCGTCGCTCAGGAATGCGTCAATCCAGTCATACGTACTGATTGGCGGGGCAANGATGTACGCATAACCCTTCTTCTCGCCATGNCGCATCACAGTNAACCCGAATGGCTTACCGTATGCAGCAAGCTTCTTGAAATCGTCATCCGTGTACAGCGCACCAATCTTGCGCGGCGCAATCACGACGGAGTTCTTTTCCGGACGCGAGACTATCCGGTAGTTATCGCCAAGCGGGAACTGGATACGATCAAGGTCATCTGGAGTAAGCTCCGCCTTGTCGCTGCGAGAAGGCTCGGCGACAGCGGTCTTCGCTTCGGCCTCCTCGGCCTGCCGCTCCTGACGCTCTTTCGCAACAGCCCTGCCAATGCGCTGTTCTTCTACGCCATCAACAATAAAATCAATGGATGGGCTGCGGTCGGTCTCGCTGACGGCAATCCTATGGTCACCGACAGCACTTGCGAAATATCCAGCATCACTTAGCCATTTCACCAGGCTATCACGGGTTTCCCGAGTAAACCCTTTGCCTACTGGCGGAATCAAGTAAAGCTGCCGCCCACGCTCTTGCAGCCGGTAATCAAGAGTCGGCGGGGGTGGAAGATCCTTGACCCGCTCAGCATCTTCCTGCGTCTGCGTTGCTGGTTGCTCGTCCTGCGGCGCTTCCTGCTCAGTGCGAGCAACCTGCTGCTTGGTGCTTTCTTCACCTTTCTGCGCTCTTTCTTCAGCGCCACGCTTTGCAGAAAGCGGCTTCAGGATGGACGGAACGACCTGCGGCTGTTCGCCAAACAGGTACATGAGCATGCTTTCACGATCAGCATCGGTGAGGATGCCGCCTCGTAGCATGGACGTAGATCGGAATATGCGGGCATTGAAATCGTCGCCACGCGACTCTGCCTCTTCTGCCGCGTTGTCAATCAACCATTGCGAAGCGTACCTCTCGCCCTTCTGCTTCGGGTACGGCGTCGTCACCCGGCCAGACAGCGTGCGGAACGTGTCGCCAGGCATGATAGGGCCGCCGTCTTTGGCGCGGCCCTCTTCGGTCATTTCACGCGGCTCCGAAGCCCTTTGCGCGGCCCTCGGAGGCTTGGCCGGCGGGTTGCGGCGCTTCAACGCCTCCAAGAAGGCGGCAGATTCTGCTGCCTCACGCAGCTTGGCAGCAACGGAGTTGCTGTACTCCCCTGCTACTGTGTTGTGGTTTCGACCAGCGGTGTAATCTCCAGCGGGCGCCTGCCTGGCTTTCCGTGTTCCGATCCTCGAAAGAGTACGCCCGATTGCTGCAAGCTCGATTGCTTCATCAATCAGGTCGGATACCTCTTTTTCGTATTTCGGTATGGCCTTCTGCTCGTTGTTCTTGCCCATGCGGGCAACCTTCAACGCATTGATCTGATCCGCTATCTGCTCTTCTGTCGGGATGTGCAGGCCACTACCAAACACGCCTTCGCCGGCGTCAAACTGCGCGCGAACATCGTCCTTGGTAACGATGTCCCCGTCTTGCGCGTCCGACAAAAGTTCTCGGTGCTTAGGCTTGGCAATTCGATCAGGGCTGACTTTCAGGCGGCCAGCAATCTCGACGGCAGGCTGCGCCTCTTCTCCCCGCGCTTGCTTAGTGGACTGGGCCGCCTGTTCAGTCGCCCTGCCAGCCTGAAATTCCTGAGCCACGCGACGCATATCGGCGATGTTGTCGGCGCCGGAATCCGCTACGGCCTTGGCAATGGCGGACGCCTCTTCCATCGTCGCGGCACCGGCAATGCTCGTGCTGGCCCAGGACACGCCATAGCGGTCGCTGTAGCGCTCCTTGACAGCCGAAATCTTTCCAACCCCGGCTGTACTGTCAAAATCCTGGCGCGGCATTGCCGGCTGCTTGGCCTTCTTCGGCTTCGCCGCCGGCTTGCCCTCTGCTTGCTGCTCCTGCCGCGCCGCGCGGCCGGCCTTGCTGTTCGGATCGTTGATCTCGGCCAGGTGTTGCTGGGCCGGAACAGCCTCGTACTTCTCGGTGTTGAGCGCATC